GGGTGGATTGACAGTAAACAACAACACATCAGTGTTTAATGGCAGCACATCAAATACGTTTATTGCAGTTAGAACACCCGGTAACAACCAAATTGCCGGCTTGAGACTCCATGAGAATAATGGAGATGTATGGGGCGGTGGTCTAATATATGATGGTGGCATTGACAAGCTACAGCTTGGTATGTACAATGGTAGTACCACATTTACACCCATGGTAAACATTGGTTATAATGGTCATGTGGGTATTGGTACAACAAACCCACAATGGGCAACACACCTTGCAAATACGGGGGGGAATGTTATAACAAATTCTGCACAGCTAGCAATCATGCACCCATCAACAACTGCACCATTCCTATTTGAGCACACACAAACCGGTATTGCGCGAATTACAAATTATGTTGCAAATGCAACTACGGCATTGGTTTCTCTGGGTGCATTGGATTTGTGGTCTAGTAATGCAAATGGTACAATTATTTATAACACTTTCGCTAACTCTAAAGCTCTTTCTGTTTCTGGTGGCGTAACAGTTGGCTCTGCTTATAACAACACAACAACTCCTTCAAATGGAATTATTGTGGAAGGTTTTGTGGGGATTGGTATAACTAACCCTACTTCCCCACTTCATGTATTCGGTCCAACAGTTGCATTCGGAGGCGGAGGCGGCACTGCAACAGTTGTACAAATACAGCATCCAAACACAGGTGCTCCTGGATTGCACATGGCAGCTATGAATACTGGTGGTAGCACTTTTACCAATTATAACTCGGGTCGTGATATAACGTTTCAAACTACTGGGAGTGGTAGATTACAGCTGACTGGTGGTACTACTATCTCTGCAGACGTTGTATCATTGTTGAATGTCATGAACCCTATTCTGGGCAATAATGGTAAAATTGATGTTTTTCTTGGAAAAAGTGCAACGACTGCCAACGGCATGTATATGACATACAATCATGTGGGAGATGGACTTTCGACAAATAATGTCGGTTTTGGCTTTCATGGATCAGGTGAACAATGGAGTTTCAATGCCAATGGTACTCTCAATATCAAAGGTACTACTGGTGGGCCACCAACAGTTGGTACTCCTGGTACAACAAGAGGTTCTATTACACTGTTTGGTGGTACAGCATCTACCTTTCCGTACGCTATTGGAATAGAATCTAGTACCATGTGGTTCAACACAGGTACTAGTGGTACTCAGTTTAAATGGTATACTGCAGGTGTTCAAAATGCTATGTTGCAAAATGCAAGTTTGTTTATTGGACACTCATTAATCAATTCTCATTTAGCTACTGCTCTTCCAAATATTGGGTCTTTAAACATTGTAGATAATGCCGGATGCTTTATCAATATGTACAACTCAGTGTCTACAAGATTGCTGCAAATTGGTTGTTCTGGAAACACTGTAGAGTATAGGGTTGGTGTTGATGGAGCTGGCCATATGTTTAAGTCACCTGGAAATACTTATGTTCAGATTCTTGCAAATAATGTTGCAAATGCGTTCAACCTCCTTCAAGATACAGCAGGTCATGCAGTTTTAGAGAATACAGCCACAAATTGTGGTTTGTTCTATCGCGTGAAAGGTACCGGTTTTCATTCATTTTGCACAGCCGATACTAATACTGAAAGACTGCAGGTGAACACATCTGGTATAAAGGTAACCGGTGACTTGTCATTTTCAAGTGGTGGAAGAATTAAAATGTATGGAGATGCTGGTTACTTTACAGTTTTCAGCCAAAGCGATATAGATTCATACGGCTTTGGTCAATGGGGTAATGGTACTGTGCGAGCTGTTATATCAGGAAGTTGGAGTCCTGCTTCATTCAGGATATCTAAAGCTACAGCAACTGCAGGTACATTTACTGATATGGTTGTAGTAAACAGTAGTGGAGATGTCAACATTGGTGTAAATTCTGGAGTTGTACGAAACATTACAAGTCCTGGTCAACTTCGCATTCTTGCAAATACATCGAATACAGTAAACAATTCAGGTCTTATACTTGCAGCTGGAACAAGTGTATACAGTGGTAACGGTTGGGTTGGAATTGCTGCAAACAACTATGATTACGCTTATCAAATTGTAGTAAATAAAAATCAACAAGTAGGTATAGGCACAAGTTTACAGCATGATACACCACTGAATGCACAACTAACTGTGTCTGGTGGTACGACAATATTGAATGGTAGTGCAACTGTAGGCAACCAAAATCATGTATTCTTGCAATTCATCAGTCCTACTTTTCCAGGGGATAACATGTTTTTTACTCATGATGGGATGAATCCGCAACTAGCTATCAGTGGAGCTGACACTGCCTTCCATATAGCCATGGCTGCTAATCAAAACATTGGAGTTGGAACCTTGAGAAGAGTAATCTCTTGTCAAAATAATGGTAATGTGGGAATTGGTATAGAAAATCCATCAACACTTTTGGATGTGAATGGTGACACAACTATAAGAGGTCGACTTGTGGCAACAAGTCTAGGTCCAATTGCTGATTGGGGTAAGTTTACAGTGGTGTCTCCATCTAGCGGTGAGCTGAATTCTCATATTACAATTATAAACACAGGCACAAGTGGTAGCCGTGCAAGGATCTCAATCCTTGGACAATATGGTGTGAACAATAGTGCCAGAGGATCATTCAATATAGATCACGCACACGATGGGGGAGGTCTCATTCAAAACTGGGGTGGGACAATATCTATATTTGCTGGCACCACAGAATCTATTAGGTGTACAACAACTACTACAACAATTTTTAATACATCTGACTATCGTTTGAAGAATAACATCAGTCTTATTGTGGATGCGCTTGACAAGGTAAGCAGCATTAATACTTATTCCTTTACGTACAGTAATGATGAATCAAATACTAAGCGTTGGGGAGCCATAGCCCATGAACTACAAGATGTGCTGCCTGAACTTGTGACTGGAACCAAGGATGAAGTTGATGAGGATGGTACTCCCAAGTATCAATCTGTTGATTACATTAGTATGATTCCTATCATGTTGGCAGCAATTAAGGATTTGGCCAATCAAGTAAAAGAACTACAAGCAAAAGTAGTGTAATGGCATATAAAAAGTGAATGACCAGTACATAAGGTATCTACATCACATCCAATCATGGATCTACCTTATAACCCAAAGAACCAGCTTGTGACTTTGGAAGCTCTTGATAACTACACAAAGCAATACTCTAATTCCGTTTCCCCAGGATGTCTGGCAATCTATCAAACAGCACTAGTACATAAGAGCTACTGCACTCGCAAAAACGATAACTTTCAGAATGGAAACATACGGTGCCCTTCTGATTGCATCCCTCTTCAGGAAGAGTCTAATGAGCGTCTGGAGTTTGTCGGTGATGCAATCATCTCACTTGTTATTGGAAAATACTTGTTTCTGAGATATCCTAATGAATCAGAAGGATTTCTCACCAAGATCCGCACAAAGTTGGTGAATGGTAATATGCTGTCCGACCTATGTCGTTTCACTATTATCCCTAACTATGTGATAATCTCAAAACAGATTGAAGAAACTCATGGCAGGTACAACAAAAAAATCCTAGAAGACTCTTTTGAAGCATTCATTGCAGCTATGTTCCTAGATTTGGAAAAGCAAGGTAAGCCCGCATTTGACATCACTTCAGAGTGGTTGATCAACTTCTTGGAAGATAACGTGGACTTTACAGATCTGCTGCTTTCAAACAATAACCACAAAGACATGTTCCTTAAGTGGTTCCAGCATCAGTATAATTATCTACCCAAATTCCAAGAGCTGGATAATGATACAACAGCTAATGGAAAAAATCATCGAGTCGTTATCAAGGATAAAGATGACGTCATTATCGCTATCGGATCAGGATGCAACAAGAAACATGCAGAAAACGATGCGGCGCTAAATGCATTGACGTTTTACGGTGTGGGTGGGGTGTAGCAAAGTGATTATAGGCTTGTTGCAAAGTACTTGGTGAAAAGACTCTTCCATATCAAGGTCTGTATGTTCAAAGTTTTTCAATGGAATCTTGTAATCGGAAAGTGTATTTAAAATATTTAGGTCTTGAGTATAAACTTCATGAAGGTACTTGATGTTTTGGTCATATGCACATGATTTCATTTTTAGTATTGGTATGTCTGGCATAAGCGTACCTAGTAGCCTGGCAAACTGACAGGTATCTCTATTCATCCCATAAAACCATACTTTGATTCCAGCTCTTTGATAGCTTTGAATCTGTAGTCTAACGCGAACAAAATTTGTCAAGATATTGCCGGAAATATATATTTCTTTTATATTGTCCAAGTAAAACAGTGGAAACTCTTCATTTGCATACACCACAACCTTGTCAGCTGGTAATGCTCTAGTGTAGAATTGTTCCCAAACTTGTACACCATCTATGCTCTTGTTGGGGGATTGTATGGTTTGGAAATTAGGATTGTTGACTATAAGGTGTTTTGTATTTGCAGGTATGTTTGACAGATCTAGTGTAGCATTCCGTACTTCTCCGTTCCAAAAGATTTCAACATAGTTCAAGTTGTCAACCCACTCTATCCGCGCCAAGTCGTCCAAGTCCTGTTGTGTATTCAAAAGACAGTATATGTTTAGGATTTCTATTTTGGAGAGTAAGGGCTTGTATATATCTGACGGTTTTGCTTCAATACTACAATATTTGATTGAATTGAATGACTTACAAATGTGTTCTTGTATATTGAGATTCTTGATCATTCGAATACCGATAGGTACATCGCACTCTACTAGCTCTGGTAGAGAATCAATGACAGTGTTTCTAAACCGAAGACAAATAATAGCAATATTTGGGTAATATTTCTTCACATACTTGAGCTTTGAGAGTTCACTTGTGGTGCGTACATCTATGTCAATACTTCTGTATAGATCGCAAAATGGTTTGAAGATTTTAGATGCTTCTATAGCGTGTCTACATACATCTACATACTTTCCAATCTCTTTTACAAGTTCATATGGTAGTCTTTCCATAAAAACAATTGATGTAAAATGTTTATGTATGTTTTACATTAGTCTCACTGTATCCCCAGGTAGGTGAGGATTGATTCGGAAAGTTTTGAACCAATACCGGGAATCGTTTGAAGAGTAGCACTTGGGCTGGTGGTGGTAGTGGCAGTAACCAGCTTTTGCATGAGCTCAAACATATTGTTACAACCAAGTGTGGAGATAATGAGTTTTGCTTTAGACCCACTAATACCCGGAATGCAACAGAGCTGTTGGATAAATGCCAATTCTGTTGTGAGGTTTTCCTTTTTAACCGTTTTAATTGCACTTGAATTGTATTCATCAACACTCGCAGTTGTCACTGGCTCTGCCCAATCTTGATGCTTTCCTGTCTGAAACCTGTCATATAGTGATGCAATCAGATTAGCTGTACCAGACACATTGCTTGTATGAAAACAAGGTATCTTGTACTTGAATGAAAGTTTATAGATTGTTGAGTTTATAGATTTCATTGACAAACCACTTGCAAACCCACCATCATTAAAGCCCCTGTGACCTTCAATAACATATGCGATCATTGCTCCAGAGGACTGTAATCGAAGGAGTTGCTCCTTAAACCGCCCATCTTTGATGCTCGCTGACAAGTCATCTAGTGTCTTTCTCTCAATAACTAGCAACGGCTTATCATCATCATCATCAGTCACACAGATATCGCCAATATGGAGTTGACTAACTGTGAAAGGACATGCAAGGGCACTCTGTAGCTTGTGTTCTCGGGTGTCAACAATGAGTTTCATACATAATTCTTATGTATTGATTTGGTCTTATGTATTATTTGGGGTATTCTTATATGTCAAATATTTAGTTGAATGGTGAATCCCGGATATAGTATTTTGAAACAAATATCTGCTTGGCCAGCTATTAACAAAGATGGTTTACAAAAGTGGATGGCTAGTAATCTACGCTACACAAGTGCTGACTTGCAACAAAAGGCTGTAGGTACGTGTGATTTGAAGCCACATCAGCATTTGGTAAAGGATTTCCTCCAACAGAGTTCACCATATAGGAGTCTACTACTCTATCAGGGCTTGGGTACTGGTAAAACGCGCGCCTCTATTGCCGTTGCTGAAATGCTTTCATCACAATATAAGATTGCCGTGTTTGTCCCCGCCTCATTAGAGGCGAACTATATCACTGAGATTATCAATTGTGGAAACAATGATTACAAGCGGTCTGGACTCTGGCGCAAGTCTACAGCTGATAAAGACAAGGCCAAGATACTTAAGGAAGGCGGTGCACCACGCGCAATCAAGCAGAACATGGGGGTGTGGATCAAGTCGAATATAGGCCGCCCATTTGATGCACTGAGCTTGAAAGAACAAGAAGAAATCACACGGCAAATATACACCCAAGTATCAAATCGCTATTCTTTTATCCATTATAATGGGCTACGAAGCATTCAAAAGGTAAAAGAGCTGTTGGTGGCTCATAATTATTTTAAAGATTACGTGGTGGTAATTGATGAAGTTCATAACTTTATCTCCAAAGTGGTCAATAAAAGTCCGATTATTACATTGCTCTATAGTGCATTACTAACACAGTCTGACTGTAAGATGTTGTTGTTGTCGGGTACCCCTATAATTAATAAACCCATTGAAGTCGGCAAGATAGCAAACCTTGCAAGAGGTGAGCTGGAGTCAATTGTGTTTAACATTCCTTCAAATCAATTTTGTGAAGCTATGCGTGAAGCTTTAGACAATAATCCTGCTATTGACTACTATGACCTAAATAGTATTTCCGGTAAGATTCAGGTTGTACCCTTACCAAAAGGTTTTGTAAAGAATGGTAGTGGTTACCTAGTACAAGATACAATCCAAAACCCTGGTGTTGCAGGATTGAGTTTGATGCTCGAAGAAGCTTTTCAAAACATTGGTATTTCATCCATTACTAAAACTACTTTGAAAAGCCGTCTCTTTCCAGAGGATGAACAACAATTTGAAGAGTTGTTCGTGGACTATAGAACTGCACAAATAAAGAACCCTCTTATGTTCACAAGACGTGTACAAGGTCTAGTGAGTTATTTTGAAACATATGATGAAAGTCAATATCCTAGAGTGAGCAACATCCAAGAAGTAAGGTTGCCTTTATCGGAAGAGGCTTTCACAGCATACTTGGATGTACGGCAAACTGAAATGCTGGCCGAAAATCGAGCCATAAAACGTCGTAACGGCAAGGGTTTGGATATGAACTCATCTAGCTATTATCGCTTTTTGTCCCGCGCAGTTTGTAACTTCCAGTTTCCCAAAGATATTACTCGACCCCGGCCTAGTTTAATGAAAAGTCTTTTGAAAGAGATTGAAATTCCGGAAGAGGAATCCAAGGATATTGAGAATGTTGCAAATGAAGCCGACACAGATGTCAAAGATACCCCTGCAAAAGTCTATGAATCTTTCATTCGCAAATCTCTCAACATGCTAAAAGAATCGGATGCTCTTAACCCAGGCAACCTTGAAAAGTATTCACCCAAGTTTAATGCCATAATAGACAATCTAAACGGCACAATGGGATCCGCATTAGTGTACTCTTCTTTCCGCACTGTAGAAGGACTAGGTATTCTTAAGCTGGCTCTTCAAGCTCAAGGATATACTGGGCTTGACGTAAAAGAAGATGCACAGACAAAAACCTGGTACATTCATACCAAAGATTTTAGTAAACCCCACTATATTGAATTCTCTAGCGAAAGCAAGGAGCGAACAAATATATTACTAAATCTATTTAACAATGCTTTCAGCGAGTTACCACCGCCTATTCAACAACAACTAAAAGAACACAACATATCAACCAATCTGCGTGGAGAATTCATCAAGCTTATCATGATTACACAAAGTGGTGCCGAGGGTATATCACTCAAGAATGTGCGTACTGTTCATATCATGGAGCCCTATTGGAACAATGTGCGCATCAAGCAAGTCATAGGTCGTGCTGTACGTGCCGGATCTCATTTGGCTTTACCAGGTTCAGAGCGTAATGTGCAAGTTTACATGTATCTTTCTGTGTTTGACGTACATCAAAAGGAAAATGATTTGGCTCGTAACCGTGAGAATGGTATCACATCAGATGAGTACATTCTTCAAGTAGCACAGAAGAAAGCATCAATTACTGATGGGTTTTTAAATATATTGAAATCTTCTTCTATTGACTGTCGTATTAATCATATCCCATCAGCTCCTTATCAGTGTACCATCTTACCGAAAAACCTACAAGTGAAAAACCGTTCAATTTTATATGATGCAGAAGATGCCACTAACGACATACCAAATGCTAAACTAATGCCACGTATCAAGAGTATTGTCACAACACGTAGACTTGGTAGAATTCAAAAGATGGGGGAGACAACCATCTACTATTATGATAAAGACACTCTAGAGTTGCTAGATAATACTACCAAAATGGTAATAGGAATGGTCATTATCAGCGATGAAACCAATTCCGAAAACCAAGTGCTTGCAGATGTTGTACTGTTTGAGTAGGTGGATAGGATACTCACACCATCGCAGTCTGTAAACCAGGTAGTACGTCAGCAGAGCCTAATTGAAGTGTCATGGCAACTGTAACTTGTAGTGTAGAGTTTAGCATCGGCGCAATCTTTGGCAATTTCATGGTGCTGAACATGCTAAATGTTGTCGTATTCGTATTTCCAAAATATGCATTCAAAGCATTTGCAAACATGCCATCAATGTCATAGTTACCTGTAATATTGTTGAGAATGCGGGGGATAAAGATAGCAAAATCTTTTAGAAGTGTTGTACCTTGACCAAGGGCTTGTACTTCGTGACCTTCAGGACGGTTCATAAATGTTTCAATTGTGTTTTTACCTTGCGCATAGAGATCTTGTTGCTCTTGAGACGGGGTCACAGTCAGTTCAGACTGCGCACGTGCCACAAACTCTGCGACGCTCGGCAACTTGAATTTCTTGATAATCACTACATCTCCTACCTGCAGATCGTTTTTATCAAAGTACTTGCTAGTATATAGTCGCATGTACAAGCGGTTTGTATCCGCACTATTGTAAGATATACCATCAATACTGTTTTCATCCTTTGTGTAGCTCAGCAACATTCCATTGGGTCGCAAGATGTGGAAAGACATTTTGGGTAGGGTAGAGAGAGGATTAGGGTAAAATATTTTACTTTCGTTTTGTGCGGGCTTCAGGATCATGAATCCGCGTCCACTGTCGGTTGTGTATGCTTTATCAAACACCATCACTGCTGTTGATTTTTGTGTAATTGGGTTTAGACTATCATAAACGTTTGCTATTTCATCAATACGAATGATAAGATAAGGAGAATTCATGCCGTAGCGATTATAGAATGTTGGCTTTGTAAGGGAGTCTGTTGTAGGATTGGTAACATTTGCAGGTAACTTGGCCTCTAGTGGAATAATAAGCTGATTAATCTGAACTTCTAGAACATTCTTAAAGCTAGTATTGATATCATCTGTGTCCAGTGCAAACTCAAAGCGATATGGGTAAGTGTCCCACTTACGGTCTTGTCCATTCAAAAGTAGATACCTAGTGATTGTACGTTGAGGATACTGGGGTGGTACAACGTCAGATTGAACAATAGAACTAGCATTTAGCATTGTTTCAAAAGTGCTAATTGGATCAACAGGTTTAGCCATGTATGCAAGAGTAGGTTCTGTAGCTTTGGCAGAAGTCATACCTAGTTCATACAAGGCTTTAGGATCAGACTCTGTTTGAATAGTTGCGATATCTGATACAAGACGCTCAGGAAGCTGGGTGTTTTCATCAGATGGAGGAGGAGGAAGCGGTGCAGGAATATCACGCATACTTTCTAGTTTCTTCAACATGGCAGATAGGTCATTAGCTGTCATGGGAACCTCCTTCTGACTGGCAAGAGCTGGTTCAATGTCTGGGATAGTAGCAGATGTTGATGTGCGTGCTGCCAAGATGATTTCAAATTGTTTCTTTACATCCTCCTTGCTAGGTGGAGCTACTTCAGGCTTCAGCTGATCACTAATCACCATACGATTGCCATATAGATCGCGCTCCCGGGTTAAAGACTTGTAGTTTGGCTTTCTGACATTGGACGAAAGATTGTTAACCTTTAAGTACAAGTCACGCAAGTCATTAAGAACAATGTTATTCAGTTCCTTCAAATTTGTATTAGATGGCTGTGTATTGCTAACACTTGTCACGACACTGAACAACATCTTTCTCACTTCTGAAATGCTCTCTGGTGGAATGGTGATGTTCTGACGATCTAGCATGTACTTTTCGAATATTTTGACTAAAAAGTCAAAGTTGTGTGGAGTCAGGAATCCGTCAGCCGCCATATTCAATATATTTTTTACTTAAAGCTTTGTTTAAGTACTTAACATAGATCAACCGCCATGTTCACCACGACTACAACTAATAATCACAAGGTTATCAACTATGATGAGTTTGACTTTAAGAATTCTACTGTAATAGAGCCAAAGTCAAACAAGTATACAGAGTCGACAAGTAACAAGTCTTACATTGTCAGCAGTTCGGAGCGTGACCTTTCCTTATATCCTTCACCTGCGTCTTATGTGGTTCCGCTCATTCAGGATTTTACTGATGTACTCAGTTTTAGCCTTAATGTTCATCGTATGCCATTTAATCCTTATAATGTGACAAACTATAACAATAAGGTTTCAGTCGAGTACAACGGAACTGCATATGAGATTACGGTTCCACCAGGCAAGCATGATAACAACACACTCCCTCCTACTCTTACAAATCTACTAAGAAGTGGAACAGGTGATAACACATGGATTGTTACATATGATCCAATCAGCATGCATTTTGTCTTTAGGGTGACATCTGGAGCTAGCTTCAAGCTGGTCAACAGCTTGTTGGTAAACAATAAAAATATTTATCCCCCCAATGGGTTGCTTAAGCGCCTAGGGTTTTCAAATGGTATCATTGCGTCTGTAAATGGTGTCGTTGAGTCTGGGTTTGCCGCAGATATCTTTGACAATAATGATACGATCGTTATCTATATTGATGCAATGCAAGTAAACATGGGTGACGCAAGTAGCGTGTACAACCGCAGCTACGCTGTTCTGCACAAAGATATGTATGAAACCAACAACCGGGTAATCAAAAAGTCATTCAACCCACCTCAAGCCCGACTTGCCAGGATTCGGTTAAGCTTTTATGACATGTATGGTAACCCTTACGACTTTCAAAACCGCGACCATGTCATCGAGTTTAACATTGAGTTATTCAAGATGCAGCGCCGATACATGATTCCTTTTATGGAAGATTAGCTCATTCTCTGAAAAGAATTTTGCGATACTGCCAAACTCGTTCGTCACTAAAGCTAGCTGCATCTAGATCCTTTTTTACCATGTTAAGTGGTTTACGGGTGTTCATTTCAATGCATTTTATTAGAAATATGGTTGAAAACATTCCACATTCTGTATTTCCTTTTTGATACTGTTTCTTGTTATAGAAGGCTGGAAAAGTGTCACTTATATTCATATCAAGTACATCTTGGCGAACCTTGGCGATAAACTTATGCACTAGTTTGTGAGGAAGGCTGCCACCAGAGTCAAAATAAATGACACCAAATGGAAGCGATGGATCTATGCACCAGTACAGCGCCACCCAGTGGGTACCCGGGCCGGTATGAACGTCAAGATTTATAATCATTCCAAACCGGCGCTTACCTTTTGCAAAGTAGTCATATATATTGAACTCACAAAGGTCACGAGATACACATGTACCTGTAGATTCCTCTTTAACACTAAAGTCTACCGGAACAACCCCCAGAAATGCAAAGTCAGGATATGCCTTTTCATAAGGAGCCATAACAGCATCAATGTCAAAATTATTTAACCAGGTACGTGGATTCTTCTTCCATTCCCTAGGCTGTTTGGGACGCAGATGTCGTTCTATCTTTTGAGGATCAATAGGCTTTTTGGCAAGGCAAACATCATTTTTACATTGAGTTGCCTTGAGCAGCTTTTTATAGTCCGATCTAGGGTTGTTGGTTGGTTTTATGGGGGTCTCAGGATGTGATTGATTATATTTAGTGATTAGAGCATACAGGTCTTGTGGTGGCATACATGACCCCGTGATACGTGTGTTTTTCTTGGACACAGGATTGCATTGGAGTCCATCTCCTTCAAGAATCGGTTTTGGCTTTCTCGGCATTCGAATCTATATTTAGATCGACAAATGAATTTAATGTCGGCATCTTTGAGTGAGCACGCCTAAAATCTTGAAGACCTTTTTTAATGTATTCGGTTATATGGTTTATAAACACATCTTTATCACTTAAGACTTCAGGATAATAGGTGTAAATTTCACGCGCCAGCTCTACAAACTCGCGTTCTATAGGTTGTGGCGTGTGGATCTTTGGATTACTTGACTTTCGCTTTAGTTTTATATTCATTAACATATCATCATATGGAATAGCTGCCATTTAGTTTTGGTGGGTGAAAAAAGTGAAGAGTGTTGGTCGCATTTCTAGACACTTAAAAGAGAGACTCTATATTAGGTTACGGGATGGCCGCCACGAAGCTCCACAGCATCTTAGTCAAAAATCAAGTGGGGAGGGGGTCGGCATTTACACATACAAGTCTGGGGAAGCCCCTCGGTTCCTTTTACATTCCCGTCGACGTGCTTGGTGACTTTCTCAAGACTTATGCAGATGCCATTGATGCTGGGGAGGAATCTCATATTACTGAGAAGCATCGTCACCTAGCCCCCATCCTTATTGACCTTGACTTTCGATTCCCTAGTAAGATTTCTACTAGGCAATACACAGGAGATACCATCCTACAAATATGTCGTATCTATGCCGAAGAGGCATCTACGATCTTTCAACCTACCAAGTTTACATTCTACATCATGGAGAAAACAACTCCTACTAAGACTGGAAAAGACCAAGAGAGTAAACAAACAAAAGATGGCATTCACATAGTCATCCCTGATCTTTGTAGTAAACCATCTGCCCAATACGCCCTCAGAAACTTGGTTATGCAGCGCCTGGAGCCCATCTTTACAGAGATTGGAGTCACCAACAAGATTGCTGACATTGTGGATGAGGCTGTAATTGAGCGTAACAACTGGATGATGTATGGCAGTTGCAAGCCCGGTGGTGAAGCATACAAGGTCACGCGGGTAATGCAATATGATTCAGGAGAGCGCGAACTAACTGATGTAACCAACAGCACTGACCTCTCTACACATACGCTAGTCCAAGTACTGAGTATAAGGAACAAGTACGATGAGACCTGCATCAAGAGCGAGGCCGGCAATCAGATTGCACTCTATGAGCAAATCATTGAGCAGCGCCGCCGCAAGATGGAATGCTCGCGGGTAATCATTTCTCAGAGTGAGACTGTTGACGAGAACACATGTCCTAACTTTGATCAGATATGTAGTCTAGTTGACATTGTCAGTGAGGAACGTGCCAACAACTATAATGATTGGATGAGGCTTGGCTGGTGTCTAAGAAACATTGACCATCGCCTTCTCAATAAATGGGATCAGTTCTCACAAAAGTCACCCAAGTACAAGCCAGGCGAGTGTGAAAACATATGGCGTCATATGCGAATTACCAAGGGCGGTTTGGGAATTGGTACTCTGTTTATGTGGGCAAAACAAGACTCCCCTCAGGCTTATGACGATATTGTCCGTACCAATCTAAAGCGCCTGCTGCTGGAGAGCCGAAGTGGTACACATACAGATATTGCTCGGGTGGTCTATGAAATGTTTGGCAAGGAGTATATTTGTTCCACTATCAAGGGACGCACATGGTTTGAGTTTAAGAACCACAAGTGGAGCTTTTGCGACTCGGGTACAAGCCTCCGTAGCAAGTTGTCCAATGAAGTATGGCGCGAATACACTCGCGCAAGCGGTGATCTACACCTTCAGGCATCCACACGGGATAATCAGGAGGATCGCGACAAGTTGGTTGATGCGGCAGAGCGGTTGATCAGTGTTGCAAATAAGCTCAAAACAACTTGCTTTAAAGACAATGTCATGCGCGAGTGTGCAGAGTTATTCTATCAAGAAAAGTTTGAGGAGAAGCTTGACAGCAACCCGGCTTTGATTGGATTTGAGAATGGTGTGTATGACCTGGATACTATGGAGTTCCGCGAAGGTCGCCCAGAAGACTACATCAGCTTCACAACTGGCAACAATTATGTACCCTATGATGTCACACATCCTTATATCAATGGTATCAAGGGGTATCTGGCACAAGTGTTGACTAATGCGGAGATTCGCGAATATGTCATGAAACTGTTTGCCAGCTTTCTACATGGTGCTGTCAAGGAACAGAAATTCCATATTTGGACAGGTAGTGGCTGTCATGTACGCAACACAAAGATCATCATGGCAAATGGTGGTACCAAGTATGTTCAGGATGTTGCGGTAGGCGATCAGCTTATGGGCGACGATGGCAAACCACGCAATGTTCAGCGACTCTTCTATGGAATAGCCCAGTTGTTTGAGATTACTGTGGATGGCATCAGCATGGTAGTGAATGCAGATCATGTCCTATCAATCAAAATTCACAAAACAATGACCATGACAACCAACTGGTATCAAAATGAGAACATCACAGTCTTGGAGTGGATTTGTTATGATCCTTTAACAGTGCTCAAGCGCCGACAAGTACAGTTCAAAAACGTACAAGAAGCCATACAATACAGAGAGTACATCCTGAACGATCCTAACTTTGTACAAGAGGGCAGTGTTATTGATATCATTCTAACTAAATACCTGGAGCATGTCCACAACAAGTTTAATGTGAGTCTTTATCGCAGTGTGGTCAACTATCCCTATAAACCAGTACCTACTCCCCCGGCAGAACTAGGAGCGGCTATTCTCAAAAGGTATTTCCGTGAGGACAATGACTTAAGCCCAACACAACCAGATCCTTCAACTTCAATCCTATCCAATTACTTGTGGAATACAATTGCTGTCAGACAAGAACTTATGGATACCCTTATTGATTACCCTCTGGGGGATTGGAAGGGTGCTATGTTACAAGTGGGTTCAAAATATATGGGCTCACGTGAAGTGGAACGCGTGATAAAACAGTTGAAGACCATTGCAAACAGTTTGGGTATCAGCTGTATCTACAACGAAATCAATGGACAACTGTTATTCCACAAAGTAAATCTAAAGTTTGATGTGGAGTCATTAGACTTAAAGGGTGAATACTTTGGATTTGAGCTGGATAAAAACCACCGATATCTGGATGAGCATAGTATTGTGCATCACAACTCCAACTCCAAGTCCAAGTTGGTGGAGCTCTATGAAAAAGCATTTGGAGAATACTGCTGCAAGTTTCCCATTACCCTCTTGACTATGAAGCGGGCAGCTAGTAATGCGGCTACCTCTGAGTTGGCTCGCGCCAAGGGCAAGCGTTTTGCCAGTCTGCAAGAGCCGTCAGAAGGAGAGCAGATCAACTGTGGATTTATGAAGGAACTCAGTGGCGGTGATAAGATTATGGCGCGCAGCCTCTTCAAGGAACCCATTGAGTTTGTACCTCAATTCAAGATGGTACTACTCTGTAACCACCTCCCATTGGTGCCATCTGATGATGGTGGTACTTGGCGTCGTATTCGTGTGGTAGAGTTCACATCACGATTTGTGGATAATCCGGTGGAGGAGAACGAGTTCCCTATTGACACAGAGCTCTCGGAAAAGCTGGAGGTCTGGAAGGAGCACTTTATGAGCATGCTCTTGGAGCACTACAAACTTTACAAACTTGAAGGTATCTCTGAGCCTAATGAAGTCCTACAATGCACCCGAGAGTACAAGCGCCAGAATGATCACCTGGCGGATTACATCTTCCAGAATGTGGAGAAGAAGGAGGGAGGCTTCCTTACTATCAATGAGGCATTCCAGGATCTACGTATATGGATTCGTGATGATCAGATTCCCATTGCCAAGGTGCCCACCAAGTCGGACTTTGAAAAGTATCTGGCCAAGCACTTTGCATGCAAGTGTGTGAGTGTTAATAACAACAAGGGCTTCCGTAGCTATGCACTTAAGCAAAAGGGTACATTTGAGGGTGTTGAATAAATGCAGAAAATCATATAAGTTGCTGTAACAATATAATTTTACTTTATGGAAGTATCAGTCAAGCAAGTTACATCATTTAAAAAGGAAACAGACACTGTATCTATAGCTCAGTTTGAGTGCCCAAATACATCAATTAAGCCATGTATCATCTACAAAGGAACACTGGGATATACAGGGGTTGTGTCTGCAGGAGTGCTAGTAAGTGAGTTCAAGGTTCAATGTAATGATAGTGTGACATACATAGATCATCAATATGTGGAGAGAACGTGCCTCTCATTACATGATGCTATGCAACGTATTGACTATGTAAGTCCTGTTGTTCCGAATGATTCTTATGTAAAGATTGACAATCAGTATGGTATCTCATATCGCACATATGCAGTTCCCGATAGTATTCTTGAGAGTGTGGTGTTTTCTTCTGACGAAGCATTGATTTCATTAGTCATAAGTGGATTGCAAACTAAGATTATCAAAGATGTTTCGAATAAAGATAGTTTGGATAAGAAAATCAAGTTCTTGCAGGAATGCATAAACACTGGACACAAATATAAGATTGTGTTTCCACAGCTACAGATGCTACATACAGAACTTGCAACGTATCTATCGTCTGAACATACTTCTGAACCAGATATTGCGGCACAAGTTGAACTACCCAGAAGAAGAGTTTTTTGGATATTCTGAAAGTATATAGTATAGTGTATGAAGAATGCGCCCTTGCCTATTTGATCTACAAGCCGTAGTTGTGCCTGAAGCCGTAGTTGAGCCTGAAGCCGTAGTTGTGCCTGAAGCCGTGGTTGTGCCTGAAGCCGTGATTGAATAAATCAATTTTAGATATTCAAAAAAGTGAACAGGTATCTAAAAGTACTTGAGGCAATTGTAAGATATAGTAGTAGCACAGTCCAACCACCAACATGAGTGTTTCCATGGATGATATTCAGAAGAGTTTTGTGACCATTTGTGAGATGTTACAAGACCGTCTAGAAGAGAATGAAAATGCCGAAGAGCAAGCCACTGAAAACTCTCTCCGTGAATGCATTGGAGATGTCCTCACAAAGACAGCTGAGAACAACACCACATTCTCGATTTCCGTAGAGAAGAAACTCCGCATTCTCTATTATCTTCAACGCTTCAAGACTACTGATATGTATCAGGCAATTGCCAAGGACAAGAACCAATATGACCACTATATCATTGTACTTAAGGAAAAGAGCACTAGCAGCTCCACAAAGAGCATTATGGACAAGTTGGGTGGCAATGCTGAAGTAGAGATCTTTGAAATCAAAGAGCTAATCTTTAACATTTCAAAGCATGCACTTGTGCCCAAGCACATCCTTATCAAAAATGAGGACATTATTCGTCAATTGTTTGTAGATCTTCAGATTGACAACCGCCTTCAGCTTCCGCTCATTCTTCGTACAGATGCTATGGCCAGACACCTGAATGCCAAACCCGGTAATATCATCAAGATTCTCCGGTATCCTATTACATCTGCAGAGCACACAGTCTATAGGACGGTCGTGTGAGTTTATTTGAACATCTTTTGCGCTATCTTAAGTGGTACATGCTCCCCCTTGACTTTCACGTACTTTTTTCGGTTTGTAAGGATCACGCGTCTCTTACGGCCATCTCCTAGAACAACGTATTGTGGTGCGCCGCCAGTTGGATTTGGATTCGGCCATTTGTTAGCATTCTCCGCCTTCTTCCACGTTTGTAGTATCCTAGGATCTGGTTTCTCACAAATATCTTTTAATGTTTTTAGGTTTGTCCGAGCAGTATTTGCAGCTTTATTTGCATTTTGGTTTTGGTAATCATACAATTTAGCCATTCGTATTGCATCATCTGCAGCTTTGTCAGCAGCCTCTATTTGCTTACATATCTCTGCCTCTTTATTTTGCTTCGAGGTATTCTGTCCCATATAGTTTCTTCTATGTGATCTCGAGATAAAACACTGGTCGACATGACATGTATTGTTTCTATGAATAAGATAGTAGCTCAATGAGTATCCAAACTTCTGTTGCACAGAAAGTAGAGGTATCAAATAATTTCTTTCAGCTCGACAACAACCCTTACATTTCACAAGCAGACAAAGTGCTTTTAAGCAAAGTGGTGAATGTAAACTCTCGGTTTAGTTCAGTTACACGCTGGGATGATGTGATTATTGCCAATCGTGCACAAATCGAAAACCAGACTACACCTATTGTACAAAGGGGACAATACATTACATTTAACACCGATCTCCTCAGTACAAACTCTGACCAGCTGCAGGCATCAGATGCATGGACTAAGATTGCGACTGACCTTGTGAAAAACTTTAAGGATAGTCCCATCACTGGGCTTCAGGATCCTAGCATGAATAAACTGTTTGATCCTACAATTACCAGTGGATATCTTGATGTGCTAAAGCGCTTGTTTGCAGACATCTGTAATGTCAAGTACAGATCAACTACCTTTAACAGTACGTACTTTGATACTCTCATTAATCGTGCAGTGAAGAACGTAAGCATTATTACGAGGTATAATGGTGAACCTGGTGTAATTGATCATGAGACCTATATTCAATTCTGCCAACAAAACATTGTGACTCTATTTGCATTGCCCGGAACCTACACTGCAAGCCAAATACAGCTCTTCCTAATTGTCTTCCGACCTTGGCTCATTGCAAACTATCTAGTACTCCTAATTCGCAATACAAGCGACTCTGTTACATCTACAAAGCCTCGCACCCTCTACATGCAAAGCGTAGTCACGATTGTTTTCCGCTTGTACATGATTCAAACATATATGGTGCTTAAACAGCTTATCTTGTCGAATGTTGGTATTGATGACCTAATTAAATTTGAAGTTGAAAGGATGCTGCAGGATATTGGAGGTGCCTCTGGGACAACACCAACTGTTTTTTCGGAGCTTGGAAACATTCTCAGTGAAGCAAAATCCACCAATAGCGAAATCATGGCTGTCGGAAGTGTTCTTGAGCAACAAAAGATCAACCTTGAAAAAGCACTTGCAAATGATGTTGCTGCTAATAGCCGCCTGAAGAACTGGACGATTGTCTTTTGGGTAGTGTTTGTCCTGTTTGTGCTACTGCTTGCTCTGGGAATTACAGCAATCTATCTTCCTGAGAATCAAGTAATCAGTGCTGTAAGCATTTATGTAAGCGGCATTGCAATTCTAGCAGTTGTAGTTTACTGGCTAGTGATTGCGATCAAAAAGTAAATTGTCCAGATATAGAGTAGATTGTCATGGGTTCCCCATTTCCTCTTACAAACCTGAGTGCTAGCCTAGCTCAACAAAATATCAATGATGTATCTTTAATTCGAGAACATATTCGGAATCAAGTCATACCCAAAATTACTCACTCTCTGAATGATACCATGCTATTGAATACCAGCTTGAATAGCACACACTATATCAAAAAAGATCTTGATGGCAAACTTTCAGGAGTTGTTCATCATCAAGGAATTGCCCAGAGCAATCTGACAAAGACCCGTTACAACTATATGCAAAAGACTAATGCAATTTCAGTATATCGATTCTGGATCAATGTCATTGTTGGTGCCATCTTTGTTGCTTGCTGTGCATTTGTACTGTTGGGGGCAAACAAAATGTCTGCTTGGCTCAACTATTCTATTATAGGCTTCATTACCTTTGTATATGTAATTATTGTGCTGCTAGCACTTCGAAATAATAGCAGCCGCCGAAATGATGACTGGAATAAGTTTTACTTTGGCCCATACCAACCAAACGTTGATGAATAGGGTCATCAACGATCGTATGGATTGTTTGTGTAGCCTTTGAGACCATAGAATCCGCCCTGAATATTGTCCGGATCAATCTTTGGACGAATATATGTTTTGTCTGTATTTCTATTTGATATTCCTGCATACAGTTCTTTTACTATAGGCTGCAGCAAGGGTCTATATCTTAGTAAACCATGTATCCATAGCACAGCAACTGCCAATAATAAAAGGTGTAGTCCTAAAAAGTGCAATGCTATGATACATGCACCGAATCCACAGAACCCATATACACTCAAAAAGATTTGGGCTGGGACTTTATACCAAAGTAAAACAAGATTACAAGCAACAAGAACAACATATAGGATGTCAGTAAACATGGACATACACAACTACATATATCCTGGCAAATCTGGTAGCAACATTCTAGTAGTCTTCTAGAAACGCGGGGGCAGCTGTTTTATTGGAGACGCGGCTCCGAGCCGGCGCAGGAAGGCCAAAGATTTCAAAATTACAACTCCTGTAATAAGCCATTCGTTTCTTGGCTTGGTTTGGAAACACTGAAAACTCATCAACAATGTCAATCACTGTAGGTGTATGGGTATGTACGGTTTGCCGGAGGATACGACCCACACACTGTACCACATCTGTCTTTGGTGATGCAAACACCAAGGTTGTCATGTCTTTAAGATCAAGACCCTCTTCTGCATACTTGTAAGTGCATAGAATGATTTGGGCTTTCTCGCTCTCCTTAAGCTCAGCTGGGCTCATACCACCCCAATAGTATCCAGATGTATAGCAGCTGGGAAGTAAGGTTTTAAGGGCTTCTAGTTGATTCCTCCGATCACTCATCACTAGGATCCGTCTTCCTTCATTAGCTAATTCAGTAATCTTTTTGCATATGAATTTGTTTCTATGGGAGTAGGTGGTAATGTTGTTGATGATTCTTGAAATGTTTGGTTTTCCTGACAAGATGGTGGGTACGCTGTTATAAGCATCATCATCTGCAGAGTACTTTAGGATCTGAACATGAACTAGATCAGATCTGTTGAGCTGCTGATAGGCTATGTCCCCAATGTTCCATTGAAAGATTCGCGTAAGTCCATCTTTACGATCAGGGGTTGCCGTCAATCCAATGGTGTATTTGGTCAGAACCTTGCGGAATACCTGACTAAATACTTTGGCTGATGTACGATGAACCTCATCATAAACCACACAACCAAAACCGTCAAATGTCTCTGGAGGGTAGTCTTTCATAGATAGAGATTGAAGTGAAGCCAACACAATATCACAGCCTTCTATCTCCAGATCCTGTGCTTTAATGAGTCCTATCTTTGCATCAGGGATAAACTGTTGGATACGTTCACGCCATTGCTGTAACAGAAACTCTTTATGTGCTATTATCATGGTTTTAACTTTGAGTTGGCAAATCAGCCATAAACCACATACTGTTTTACCTTGTCCACATCCAAGGCATAATAAACCACCCATACGTGCCGGATCCTGGCAAGCTTCTAAAACAGATTGACATGCAACTATCTGTTGTGGACGAAGGCTTGCTGCAAACTCTAGGTTTACAGGGACAGGTGGTGGAAGTTTGATTATTTCAGGTACTCCATAATGTTTTAGACCGTATGCTTTTGGAACATACAAGGCACTTGCACTCTCCATGTAGGCATAATGTGTTTCTGTGGGAACAAGGTCATATCCAGGAATAGTTTTTGGAACTAATGTAAGTGCCTTTTTCACCTTGGCGAGGTCTTCCTCTGAGAGACTAGATTTACGTATGGCATATCCTCTTTGACTTAGCCAAGTAGAGTGCTGCATGATTAATTGTTGTCCTTATTCCTTATTCTTTAGAACCTCGTCAATATTTTAGCGTGCTCAAGAAGTACTAATTATTTGACGGTAAGAGTGTAGAGTATATTTACAATGTCAGCCGGGGCACTCGTGGTTAAGAATGCAATCCTTGCATTGCTTGTGATCTTGATTGTTCATTTTGCAATCAAGAACATGCTCTTTGAGAAGGAGTTGGATCATCTTCGTGTAAAAGAAGAGATGGTGAATGATGTAATCATCAACCCCTCCATCGCACCTCCTATGGCTTCAGAAGTACCAATGCCAGTACCTGAACTATCTAATACAACGCCTGTAGTGCAATGTGAAAAAAAACAAGAAAGTGACCTAGAGAGTCTATACAAGTATGTTTTCTCGGGTACAAATGGCAATGCTGCTAAAACGGAGATTACTACAAAGACAACCACCAAGGCTATGGAAGGTAATGGAATGTTCGCTGCTTATGACAACAAAGAACCTATGTTTTCAGCATGGTAGCCCAATCAAAAATTGATATAGCGAAATTGCTAAGTATTAAGGCAGTCCTTATATACTCTATTACCAGGATCATGCAAGTAGGAGAGATATCGTTTTGTGACAAGGTCGCTTTCAACATCAAGTCTGATGAAGTCAAAGGTCGTATTCTTAAAGCTTTAGAGAAACAAACTGGATTTAGGGTTATCCAGAAACATTATGAAAAGTTTGCGATAAAGCAACACCAAATTTCTCAGATGCCGCACTTGTTGAGTGTACGCACCAATGGAAATCCTTACTTGTTGTATCTTACAAAGTATAATTTTGAAAATCAAGTGATCTTTGTGGATAAGAAAATTCAACAGGGATACTTTTATCCCCGTATGATTCTTGCTAAACTTTGGTTTGATCCAAGTCTCTTTGACAATACTCTTTTGGATGGAGAAATGGTAAAGACGTCTACAGGGTCTTGGCATTTCCTCATCAATGACATCATAAGTCTAAGGGGAGAGGTCTTAAACCATGTACCCCTGCCGAAACGCTTGTCCATTCTGTATGACATTCTTAAGAACTTCTATACCCCAGATGATCTTAATACCTGTCATCTCTTTATCAAGCGGTACTTTCGAATTTCGGAACATGCTGAAATGCTTGACAAGTTTGCTCCCACTCTGCCATATTCTTGTCGTGGTATCTACTTGAAGCCATTCTATTTGAAGTTCAAAGACATTCTATACAATTTTGATGACACCTTGATTAAAAAGGATCTGCGTGTCAAATTACAACCATGTGTAGCCGATGTTGTCGTAAGTAGCAAGACAGAGTCCAGTCCCTCTCATTTACAGCAGCATACCCAACAACAATCCTCTTCTGAAGCTCCTAATATGTCTACCGCTCCAACTATGCCTACTGCCCTTACTATGCCCAAAGAGGGTACTAGACAAATGTACTTACGTAAAACATCTACACCAGATGTCTACGAGATAGAAGAAGTAAAAGGACATGCTTTGATAAACAAACTTCAAACAAGCAATCTCCTGAATGGTATCTTTAAATACAAGAATATTAATGACAAAGTATTGTTTCACTGTGAATATGATGATAAGTTTAAGAAGTGGAAACCTGTACATGCTGTAGAACAGTGACCAAGGGTTTAGCTTCTTGTTGTAGAAATGCAATATCGGAATTAGAGTCTACATTCACATTGACATAACACATATAGTAAACTTCATCACCTTCAAGCACAGTATCAATATTGGCAAATATGTGAGAGTTCTTTCGAAACACAATTCGACGGATATAGGCTATTGAATGTAGGTCGTTGGAACTTGGGAATGCATGAACAGGTAGCTTTTCTTTTGTGAACGTAATCTCAACGAGCTTGCTGTTTTGTTGAGTAACCTTTTCAATGGTCTTTTGAAACACTTTGTACGCAGAGGGTTTACCATCTTGCAAATGAACTTCATAATAAACATTGTTACGAACATACTGTTTCAGTAGCTTTTCAGAGTACTTGTACTGTTTTGATAGTTTTTGCAAAAGTTGCTGAGCATATGTTTCAGATACTCTCAGACTCGGGTAATCTTGTGTGTAATAATACTCCATGACTGGTTTAAAAAGTGAAGTGCTGCTATCCCTAAGTATCTTTCAATACATACCCGTCAATATTTGAAACGAACTTAAGGCTACAATACTATTAACCTATTATGGATCCAGAGAGAGAGCATTTCAAGTCTTTGCTCAAATCTCTACATGAGTTTGAAGAGGCAACACTACATGATCTAGAAGCGGGAGTGTACAATTGGACATTGGAATTCGCAGAACGAGAGCGTATTCCAAGGACATGGAAAAATGAAAAGTTTGTGTTTATCTATAACAACAAAGCACGTTCTGTATTTGCAAACTTGGATCCTAACTCATACATTGGCAATACAAGATGTCTGACGCGCCTTCAAGATGAAGAGTTTCTTCCAAGTGAAGTTGCATTCTTGACAAGAGAAACTCTCTTTCCTGATCGCTGGAAGGATGTTCTTGACAAGAAAATGAAAAAGGACGAGCATGTGTTTGAGGAGCGCCCTCAGGCCATGACTAATCAGTTCCGCTGTGGAAAATGCAAAAAGCGTGAGTGTGTTTTCCAGGAATTGCAGTTGCGTAGCTGTGATGAGCCTATGACTCTGTTTATTACATGTCTAAACTGTGGGAACCGATGGCGTATTGGTTAATGATTAGTTGGTTCAAAGTGTTGTAGTATATGATGGAATAACCATATCTTTAATTCGCCAATATTCTTTTTCTCCATTTGGAAGCGGCCTTTGAATGATAAATGGTATCAGCTTCTTCTCGAGCTCTAGGTGTACAATCTTATGTAATGTATGGACATTGCCGGTGCCAATCTCAGCTTCTACATCTATCATTGTAGGAGACCCACGTGCTAGTTGCTCAACACGCATTCCGATAACTTTGGTGAGTTCATACTTTGTCATTACATTACGCGTCGTGTGCTTTGATGGATCTGTTTTGATGACGGTCTCACTGTAATCTTCAATAATCTTCATTGTTGCTGTCTGCTTTTGTGTCACATTGTTTTCTTAAGTTGCTTCAATTTTCAATCCGAGGTGTTGGTGCTCTAGTGTCCAGAAATGATCACATTTGCAGCAAAGGTATAGATACTTCATATTCTTTGCATCATACTTGATATAGATAACGTCATCTTCTTTTTCAACACAGTTAGGACAACGAATGTTGTTAACATGTGGTAAAGATGGGTCATATTTGATATTTGTAGTTAGGTAATTGTTAAGGTTTACAGCTGCTGGGTTATCTACTTGTCTTTCACTGATCAGTACACTTCCATTATTGGTTGGCGACTCGGCAAAGTCACAGTTCTTGCATTTGAAAGCAAGTTGAGAATCTTCTGTGTGAATGTACAACATATTGTCACAAACTGGGCAGAACTTCATTTTGGCCAACTCTCTTATAATAGATGCCGTTGTCTTAAATAGTTACAATTTGTGGTTCACTTTTTAGGTGCGCGTAGTAAACTACTTAAACATAGTTGAAACCATTATAGATACGACACAGAATGCAGCTACTTATTTGTGTTATCCGTACTGCAAAGCTCCAACAGCTCCGTGAGCAAACTCTCAAGGTAACTCTTGCCAATATTGTTGAGAACAAGAAGATCAAGGCAGATGTAAAGTATATTGATGATCACGATCCCGAAAACATTGATTCTCAATATGTATCATCTGTTGTTAAGCTAGAGCCTCTGCAGACTGGTAAAATTTTTGATGGTTTGATCAAGAACCTTCATATTAAACAGGTGTCACAAGTTCTAAAGCATTTCAAGGCATATGAGCTTTTTGCACAGTCTTCTGCAGATTGGCTGCTTGTCCTAGAAGATGATTCACTGACAAGTCAGACAGCAGGCGATAGTCTTGAGAAACTTATGAGCAACTCTTCTCTTCAAGCCGAGTATGACCTTATCAATCTAAGCTGTCCTATTCCCGTTAGCATTGCAAAGTCAGAGGGACTTCATGAGGTTGGTAAACATTTCCGGCTGATTCCCACTGTAGATGCTTATCTAGTGAAGAAACAAGCGGCTTCCAAGCTAGTTGAAGCATTTACCCCAATTCACTTTACCCAAACTACTCAACTCACATATGCGACTGATAAGCTGGGTCTACGTGTTGGAATGCACGTGCCTAACCTATTTGTCAATGGCAGCAAGCTAGGTGTCTATCTAAGTTCAATCGATATTAACAATCGCCTATTTATGAATCCGGACTATAACAAGGTATTTGGTATCACGACAAAGCCTATTATAACCGATGAAGACATGAAGGAAGCCATTAATGTACTAACCGACACAAACTTTAAGGATCATCCTGACTTTCAATATCAGCTAGCCATACTTCATATGCGTCGGGGCGAGTATGGCAAATCAAAAGAACTGATGGATAAGGTTTACAACATTTACCTAGAGAATGATTGTATTCTAAACAATGAATCAGAGTTTCTGCTAAACTATACACGAATCTTCCGTTTCTATCAGGATAAGCCATAAGCCATCTACATCTTGGGCTTACGAACCTGACGACGGGATTTAAAGGAAATATCAATATCTTCATTAGATGAAGGGGTGTCACTTACAATTGCTTCGATTTCAGGAGAGAGCTGGGGAGCGGAAGTGGGGAGTGGGAGTAGGGGAGTGGAGGCTGGGGGTGGGAGTAGGGGAGTGGAGGCTGGGGGTGGGAGTAGGGGAGCGGAAGTGGGGAGTGGGAGTGGGAGTAGGGGAGCGGAGACTGGGGGAGGGGGAGCAGGTGTCACCGCCAATGTTTGTACCTGACTTGTCAAAGCAGCAATCTTTTCTTCAAGCTGAACCTTCAAACCAGGAATGTTCAGCATATCAATTCTCTCCTTTACACACTTGGTCATGTAATGTTCAAGTTTGAGCTGAAGTGCGCTCTCCAGGTTTGGAGGCAGCTTGGGTTCACGGCTTTCAAGAAACGAAAGTCGACTCTCAACATTCCCAATTTTAGAATCATGTTGAGGGATGCGTCCTTCTAATACAGACATATTAGCAGATAGAATATCCACCTTGGACTTTAGGGTATTGATAAGACCTTCTAGGTTGGCCACATTCACTGGGGAGTTTTGAGCTGACTTGAGCTCTTGAACGCTGGCAGAGAGAAGGGAAATACTACGCTGCATCTCCGACAAAGTACTGGCGTGATAGTTTGTATGATGAAGATGGTTCATATTTGAATACCTTTTTGACTTTTAAAGTCCTAGATTGAACGACAGTAACAGTGTCAAAAACTGAACACACTTAAGAATTTAAACATATATACACAGTTAGAGATGATCATACCTGTTCGCTGTGTCACCTGTGGAAAAGTCATTGCAAACAAATGGAAACAGTATAGCGAAGAAGTAAACAAGATAGAGGAGAATACAGTTCCCAAGAAAGATGGGTCTTTGCCTGCAAACTTTGAGCCTACATTTAAAGGGGAAATCCTTGACAAGCTCTTGATTGACAGGATCTGCTGTCGGCGCCACTTCCTGGGGCATGTAGAGCTCATCGATATTATTTGATAGGTTAGATGGTAATGATGACAGTCAAGTTACCAAACACTGTTGAGAATCCTCTAGCAGAATACAAAAAGCTAGTTGACACTCTGAACTCGGAAAACAAAGAAGAAGTATATGAAAAACTCCTTCAGACAGAGAAAAATGTCCTAAATGTTATTAATAGGCTTGCCAATAAAGAAGAACAGCCCAAGCTATTTCAAGAAGAAACTCTATACAAGATTTTGAGCAATGTTGCTGTTACAGTACGATATATGTTTGTGGAACTATTTGTGAGACGGGATTACAAAAGCATTTCCGATATCATGGATATATTGATTTCAGGTGATAGGAAGATATATACAGGAATTGTGATGGCGTTCCTTGCCATGTTCATTTTCTTTATTGATGTTTTAGGATAAACATGATACAACAACAGGAACAGGATAAATCGTTATCATTCAATAATCTTCTAAAGTATCAACAACTGTATGTTTTGGCAGCAGTACTGCTTTTCATTAGTACTGTTTTATTCATTCGTTCGACTAATCCATATGAACGTTTATCAATAGTCTTTGTCATGATTGTAATAGTTTGGTATGGTTCGAGAAATGCATCTCTAATAGGAAAAGATGTCACAGTTGAAGATAAAACTATAGAAGCTGTTTTAAACACAGTTTCAGAACTGGACTTGACTATAGCCGCACCGGTACTATATATTCTAAACTCCGACAAGCAACTACTTAAGGCGCTCTATAGACTTACGCAATTCATAGAATATGATGTTGATGTTGTTCGGAAAGTGGTAGTGCATATTGTAAGGTTTTATGAAACATACGCAGATGTCATGACAGGAAATAACATTGAGAAATACGATCATTTGGTTGACATCCGATCAGATCTACTACAAACACTTTCAAGTATCCCTATTACCATAACATATCCTCGCCATGTCGAACTTATTGAAGCAATCACTTTGGTCATAAAGAGTGCGACATACAAAGCCCTCAATGTAGTGCGCAACAAGTATCACAAGTCAAAACTGAACACATTCAGCCTTAAGCCACCTTACCCTACAAACCTATATAAGAAGAATACAGATGCGTTTGAAATTGTGTACTCAAACTCCTGAGAAATGTACAAGCGAGCGATAAGAGATTATGTCTACACTTCCAAGCTACCATACCAATAAACAATTTGACGTCTTTTTTGAGACAAAGTTACCAAAGCATCTTAAAGAGGGCTTTGATAGATTTAAACGTATAGTAAGTTTTCAGTCAGATGAAGACGATCTGGAAGAACCCCAGATTCATTTTACACTATTGCAATACTACTTTGGTAGTCATGTACCTCATGAATTTAAATAGAGCAACTGCATTTTGTGTATAGAATATAGTTCTATGGCAAAGTGTGGATGCAAACTGGATGAGAGCAAGAAAGGTGGTTCATTGGCAAGTACAAATGTTGTAGAGTTTGTACCATGTGAAGCATGGGGAAAGATTGAGGCTACAAATATTTTTGGTGGAGACAGCGGTCTTGGCGACTTTCGTGTGGTTATGGAAGGTGGTGCCAAAACCAAAACAAAGAAATCATCCTCACGATGGCGAAAAATCAAGATGCCGCTCAAGGGTGGTACCGGCTCATGTGGGGATTCCACATTTACACCATCTTTTCTATCAGCAACAGGCAACCCTCCTGCACTGAGCCTCCCGGCATCCCAAACATCAGCAGTCTTTGACTATAATGGAGTGGGTCAAAGTGTTCTAGCAACACTTCAATCACAAGCAGTTGCAGGCAGTCTTCTTCCCCTTCCATCCCAAGTTTACGTTCCCCAGAGCGCTGCATCTCTAGGTACCAACCTTTATCCTTGATATGACGTGAACAATTATACATATAAATAAATGAACCCAATCTATAGATAGAAAGATGGCTGAGAGCCTCTCAATTTTAAAGACTTATTTTGATGAAAATCCATATGCATTAACAAAACATCATCTGGATTCTTATAATCAATTTGTTACAAAAAAGCTTGTACATACCGTCACTTCTATGAATCCTGTCGAGGTTGTCAAGATGGAAAGCAAGACATCTACAAATGTAAAGCACACAATTACAGTTTTAATCGGTGGTACTGAACCAGCTAATGGTATAACAATCGGTAAACCCAAGATTAGAGATCCATACACCGACAAGGATAAAATGTTGCTTCCAAATGAGTGTAGGATGCTCAACTATACATATGCTGCAGATGTATATGCAAACATCACAATTACATACACTTATCGTGATGAAGCCCCTGTTGAGCAACACCTACAGCACGTAAAGATTGCTACTATTCCCGTCATGTTGAGAAGTATGCTATGTAATCTAAATGACATAAACCCAACAGAAGCAGGCGAATGTGGATATGACCGCGGTGGGTATTTTATCATTGATGGTAAAGAAAAGGTGGTAGTTGCACAAGAGCGAAATGCTACAAACTACCTTTTTGTTAACAAGAGTAACGAACCAGACAAGTATAGTTATGAGGCATTCATTCGTTGCACCGCTGAAGAAAACAGTGTATTTCCTAAAACCATTTACTTCAAGGTTTATGGCGACTTTATGGATAATAGTCGAGTAAATGCAATTACCATGAAGATACCACATATTGACATGGAAATTCCTGTGTGGCTTGTCTTCCGACTTCTTGGGGTGGTCAGTGACAAGGACATTGTGAAGCATATTGTTGGTGAAGATCTTGATAATCCAGAAGCAAAGCAAATCTGTGATTTTCTATATGCATCTATTCGCGAAGGTGCTGTAACCTACACAACTCTTGACACGGCCAAACTCATTGCCAACCATGTAAGATTTAAAAGTGTTGAAAATGTTTATTATATCATAGCCAACAACTTGTTCCCAAACATAACTGACAATTCTCTAACAACAAAGGCCGTTTACCTGGGTTACCTTGTTAATAAACTGGTCAAAGTTGCTTTGGGTTTACAACCAGAGAGTGACCGTGACAACTATATGTATAAACGCATTGGTATCAGTGGGTTTCTGTTGGCCGATGTATTCAAGGACTATTACAACAAATTTCGTGTTGATTTTTGGAACAAGATAGATAGCGAATACGAACTTCGCCAATGGACACGTGTAGATGGTTCTCTTGCAGGAAAGATTAGTGAATCTGTTTTCAACTCTAACATCATTACATCGGGGTTGTTCAAGAGCTTAAAGGGCAGTTGGGGTTTAGATGGTGTCCAGGGTATTGTACAAGACTTGGCGCGCATTAGCTATCAAGGTTTCTTAAGTCATTTGCGGCGTGTGAGTTCACCCGTAGATGAAAGCATTAAAATCCGCCGTCCACATCAACTTCTTGCCAGTCACTTTGGATATATATGTCCTAGTGAATCTCCAGATGGTGGCAGCATTGGACTCATTAAAAACCTGTCTCTCATGTGTCACATTAGTTTTGATGTACCTTCTAGACTGATTGCAGAGGCACTCACACCGTTTAGAATAGAACCCACGTTTATGCTCGATCCACGTGCTACAATAATCTTTATCAATCATAATTGGTATGCAAATGTTTCAACTGATATGGCTCATAAGATTGTAGAGTATCTTCGTCTGCTTCGCCGAAATGCTGCCATCAACATCTTTACATCTATTTCATGGAACATCATCACAAAAGAGATACATGTTCTGACTGAGAATGGGAGATGCACACGCCCTCTAATAATTGTAGGCAAGGGTAACAAGGTTAAAATACCTCAAAATCTTTCATGGCAAGCAATGATTATGGGAACAAGTGAAATTGCAAAGGCACAAGATATCTATAGTGCACGGTTTATTGATCCGTTTGCTGTATACGGTACTACTGACATTAATGTCGTTATGACCAATCTGCGCAAGACAGCAGCGTCTGTTGAGTTTATAGATGTTGAAGAATCCAACAACTGCATGATTGCTATGCGTCAACAAGATGTAGACCCCTCATCTCCAGTCTCCTATACACATTGTGAGATTCACCCATCCACGATGTTTAGTGCTTATACCCTCAGTATCCCTTTTCTAAACCATAATGCCCCCACTCGTATTGTGTTTTCTGGTGCTCAAGGTAAACAAGCCATTGGCGTGTATGCCACAAACTTTCCTAATCGTATTGACACGATGAGTTATGTTCTTTCATATCCGCAAAAACCTCTTGTTAAGACTTGCTTTTCTGATTACACAAATGCCACGGCTATGCCAAATGGCGAAAACCTTATTGTAGCTATTTGCACTTATACGGGTTATAATCAAGAAGATAGTATCATTGTAAACCGTGCTGCAATTGATAGGGGTATGTTTAACCTTACATACTACAAATGCATTACTACAGCTGAAGAAAAGCCTAATAGCATTGGTGAAAAGGTGATTTTCAAGTCTCCCCTAGATATACCACAATCTGATACTCAAAAGATAAACACTACACTCTACTCCAAACTCGACGATGCTGGATTTCCAGTCGAAGGTTCGTTTATATCACAAGGTGATGCTATTGTGGGTAGATTCTTCTTATCCAAGGAAGGCGCCGACGCATCTACTGATAACACTTTTGTGTACAAGAACAAGACAATCCATGCCGATAAAACAGTATCTGGGTATGTTGATAAAGTAGTTGTATTCCGTAACAAACACAATGTGCGCGAGGTCAAGATTCGAATGCGCAAGTACCGCCGTCCCGAGTTGGGTGATAAGATGTGTCTCACACCAGAGCATGATGTTTTAACACAAAGTGGATGGAAATCAATCAAGGATGTCACCAAAACTGATCTTGTGTGTGCTCGGAATCAAGAAGGATATATGGTATGGGAGCGCCCTACTGAAACATATAGTTACGACTGTGATGACGAACCGCTCCTGGATCTCAATAGCACACATGTAGAGTTGCGGGTCACATTAAACCACAAAATGTTTTGTAAACTTGAAGGAAGTAGCGATTTTGGATTGTATGAAGCCCGGCACACATTTGGCAGTACAGTAACATATGCCAAATCTGCAAAGAATCTAGAAAACAAAGAGCACTTTCGAAATGAACTACAACAAATCATTGGCAACAGAAATGTTTTCTGTACAAAGAGTTGGGCTACAGTAGATCATATACAAACGCTTGCACTCCAATCTGAGTGGTCAGCGGATATCTATGTTGCAAAAGAGTCGTTTGTGGTAATGATTCACCGGAACTCCAATGTTACTGTTGGTGCCGAAAACTCCCGCTTTATAAGCTACACAGGAAAAGTGTACTGTATTGAAGTTCCTTCTCATGTATTCTATGTACGCCGAAATGGAAAGGCAGTTTGGACTGGTAATAGCAGTCGTCACGGACAAAAAGGGGTGGCTGGAATGATTCTCCCTCCAGAGGATATGCCTTTCAGCAAAGACGGAATTACGCCCGACATTATCATCAACCCACATGCATTCCCTTCGCGTCTGACTATCGGTCACTTGATGGAGGCTATTGTTGCCAAAGTTTGCGCTGTTAAAGGCTTTGAATATAATGCTCTACCTTATGAAAAACATGATATAGAGTCAATTACAAAATATCTCACTGATGCTGGCTTGAATCACGAAGGAGATGAGCTATTGATGAATGGTTATACAGGTGAACAGATCCCTACTCAAATATTTATGACACCAACTTATTATTATCGGCTCAAACATATGGTTGCTGATAAAATCAACTACCGCACAACAGGGCGTCTTGTAGGACTCACAAAACAGCCAACAAAAGGACGTAGCAATGAAGGTGGATTACGTATTGGCGAAATGGAAACAAATGCCCTCATTAGTCATGGTATTTCCGGGTTCCTAAAAGAAAGCTTCATTGAGCGCAGTGATAAATACAATTTCTATGTAGATGAAAACACAAAGACAATTGCAGCTTACCCTACTGCGAAACCGAAAACACAAAAGTTCACTCCGCGTATCATGAGTCCTTATGCCTTTAAGTTGCTGCTACAAGAGCTTCAGACTATGGCTATTAAACCAAGTGTAGTATTTGATGCTGAAACAATGGATATACCGGATGAAATTCTTTTGGACGATGTTTTTGAGCAAGAAGAAGACGTAGAAGAAGCGCTAAACCCCTAAATGACTTAAGTTTCGAATGCTATTGTAGATCAAGTCATGGATGCAGAGTGTGTAAAGACCACTATTAAAACTCTCAAAGAAGCTAAAAAGACTATCCGTGGTATCACCAAAAAGTCTTATATGGATAATGGTTCAATTGGAACTGTGCTTGTGCAAACCTATGGCGAATGTGTGGGAAAGAGAATTTCGAACAAGTTTCTAAGTTTTGGTAAAGTTGTGGGTCTTTCCAAAACTTGGGAACCAATTGCAGCAAAAAGAGAAGATCTTCTGAAAGCTATTGATGAAAAGATTGAGAAACTCCAATCACGTCTTCCTCCGAAGAAGTCACGGCAAACAAAGTCAAAAGTCAGTGGCGGAGATGCGAACTGGATTCAAGCAGAACAACAACTTGAAAAGTTTAGTCTATTTGGGGGCGAATACTTTAACGAAAGTGACGCTGAAGAAGGTAAATAACAACAAACATGATGACTGCTTTGATAACTACGCCGGAGTAAGGCACTTTTTGTAGGTCAATGTATTGGTAAACTAGTTTGTCAACGGGTAGCATGGATACAAGAATAAAGCAGGCAGCTGCAATAAGAGCTACCTTGATATCGCTATTAAAAAAGTCGAGCATTAGTTTTTCTTTAGGATCTGCGACTACAGCAGATTGATCATCTTCATAGTAATACTCATATTGGGAAGGCGGAGGTTCCATGTACTGGGGTAGGGGCTGCATTTGAGGTGTTTGGGGTGGCAGCGGTGGCTGTGGCTGTTGTGGTGGTTGTGGCTGAGCTGTTTGCTGAAGTTGGCTGAGTGTTTCTTGGATAATGTCGTCCGCAGAAGGCATTGGAGCCTGCTGAGGTACTGCCCCTCGTTGAGGATCGTTCATGAGAATATTCGGAAGCTGGTTGATAGGTGTTGATTTGCTCATAGTTACACACACCTCTTAAAATGAAAACTTGTGTTTAAACGCTAAAGCTCAATCGTTTTTACATTCTGCAGCTACAGGATTGTATTTATAGCACTGATCTTCAACCTTGTAATAATATTTTTTGACCTCTTCCAAAGACGGCCCCTCAATTACAACACACTTTCCATCACTACATACACTCCTGAACAACGCGGCAATACCTAGTCCCAGAACAATGCTAAAGGCAATCACCCCACCACGGGTCTTCAAAAAGTTCGTTATAGCAGCCATGACAAACCAACTACTAGTTATTCACTAAATATTTAGTGGTTGCGGTTTTATCAACGATGTATCAGTTGGACATGATGATGGGTCTGCCTTATATATGTAACAAGTGTCGGCCTTGTCCTTGTATGTTACTTTTCCAGCATTTTGAGGTGAAGGGAACTTTACAACTATCTGAGGTGCGGGAGCCATTACATACACTGCAAATAATCCTATCGCCAAAGATAGAAAAAACCAAAAAGGATCTAGCGGAATCATTATATTCTACTATACATTCTTCTTTCAATTAAGCATATGCATATTTATTCTTACACAGTCCTTCATAGCAATGCTCAAAATATGCATCTAGTGCATCAGTCTCAAGTGCTTCAATGATCTCATCATCAGATTCATCAACATATTCTGGAAGTTCAATGTCAGGGTATTCGTAGTACATGTCAGGTAGTACATAGTCAATATCTTCTTCATCATCCTGTATTGATGATTCTTGCTGGTGACGACTCATCAATACAATTTCCTTTAGTACTTCAGCCATATCAGGAGCATACGTTAAAGAATGTGTATGAGCTATATACGGGCTACGTTCGTTATCATCCCAAGCCATCATAATTAATGTACAAGTAATAATGTTCGGGAGACTACTACTGTATTTCTACATATGTTCATTCTCCTTAAGTGGTGTCCATTTTCCGCTAGGGGGATGTATTCTTAAATAGTTTCTTGCATAATTCGTCTTTAGATATTGACTTTGGAATTTTCCCTACATGACGAGCTAGTACCTCGTTGTTTTGTATAGCTTCATATAAATCAGTTTTACTCATGAAGAACTCTTTGTTTCGTGAAGTACATTCTTCTAGAGACTTGAATTTAAAAGTAGATTGGATGGCTTCTTGAAGAATACGCCTCTTGGCAGCGGCATTCAAACCTTTGGTGTTGTTGGTATTTTTGCGTGTAGGTAGTAGAATCTTGACTTTCTTTTGCTTAGGTTTTGGCTTAGGCTTCTCATACTCTATCTTAAAGTTGGATGTGTGCTGATTTATTGGGAGAGGAATGGGATAATTCAAAAGTTCAAAGAACTCTTGCTGTTTGTTCACATACTCGGCAGATCCAGGTAAAAGTCCCAAGTAAGTCCTGCGTGCAACATCAAGTTGTACTTTGAACACTTCATATTTGTCTAGTTCTTGACGATACGTCAAAAGCATTTTGTTCTTCTCCGCTATTGTGTCAGTAAAGCTTCTTAGCATTCTTCCACTATACACTGAAGGTAAGATTTACAGATTTAGCATATTACGTTCGAATATGACATCAACAAGTGTGAACACATAGCTACACATTATTGCCATTACCGCACAAAAGATCCCAAGACTGAAGATTGTCTTTTCGTTTCCCAAACCAAAGGGTTTCACACTTCCTTCAGATCTAAACATTAGGCCAGGTTTAGAGACGATGATGAGTGTAACAACTAGAACATAAAACAATAGGGCATAGACTGTTCTCTTTGAGAATAACATGTAACCTAATCTACGATGATTACATATTTTGATTTAGCTAGTTTGGACTGAGTCCTAATCCCAAAGTATTGTAGATTGTAAAGTAGTGTGACATGAGAGATATCTACCCAGTTTTAGGTCTTGTACTTTTGAATCTAGTATGTATAGTATTGCTCACGGTAGATTATGAAACATTTTCAGTAATGTACACTCCTCCTCCCCCACCTAAGAAATATACATATGATGACATGTTATCTATAGAAAGACAAAGAGCAGCGCAGCAAAGCAAGGTGTCGTACATTGCTGTTGATGATCAGAATTACAAGGTGTTTGCCATTCTCTCAAAAGCAACTGAAACTAATAAAGAGACTCCTCCAGTCGCACTACAGCTGGCTTCTGCCATTGGATTGGATGTGAAAGACAAGGGGATTTTCTATGGATTTACATCTGATCTTGCATCCCTCTTGGCAAAAAACAATAGGATAGATTTAGTAACATATATATCTGGAAACGTCGCTAACATTCTGTATGCGCTATACCCATATATACATATCAAAACATTTTCGCTTCAAACACTTGCACCGCGCAAATACGCGAAACAAGATGCATTTATTGACCTTGTAAAAGTACCTATGGCTTGGGTTGATGGATTACATACTAATGATTCGATCAAAAAACCATTAGGTGAATACACACAGAATGTTCAGCAGTTTTATGCCATGTTTGTTCCTTTTAGTCACTCCCCGCCCATCAACGAAACATTTACAGATGTAGATCCAATCAACCTGAAGATTTCTGTTCCTTTAGAATCAATCAAGGTTCTCAAAATGGTCAGAGACGTGAATACAAGACTGTCCGTCTATGCTTTAGAAGTGAGTGGGCATCTGGGAGGTGTGAAACTTGAAGTAGGCGACCAGTTGTTACTGTTAAATCAAAAGCATCGGTCAATCGATGGGATATACTATGTTGTCAACAGAAATAAAGATGTTATTGTGCTCGAGTCAACAAAGAACACAGATGCAAATCCAAATCCTGGTGATAGAGTCTATGATTCTGTTACGCAGTTAGGTGGCATTCTTGATGACAATGAAAAAGTAGTGTACTTGAATGATGTAACCACTAGAGCACAAAAGGAATCATGTATATCAAATCCAAATATCAAAACCCGAACTATGTGTGAATCAAGATTTGATTTGTTTGGTAAACCTAAAAAAGAATTAGATGTATGGGACAGACCTTGTGAATATGATAATGACTGCCCCTTTTTCAATGTCTCAAATTTCCGCGGAGGTTGTATCCTTGGAGTTTGTGAGATGCCTCTGGGAGCAAAACAAGTCGGGTTCCGTAAATATGTTGTTGAAGAGGCCGAACACTTGAATTTATGGACATTATCCCCGTTTCAAGGAGCAATAAAGAAATCAGAACCAATAGAACTATTTACACAACAGGATAACGCATTTCATCCAGGAGATCGACCATATGTTTATTTTGCCAATCAACCTAATGCACCAGTACGTGACACTGAGCTTCGGGAGTATCTCAATAAAGTCATAGGACATAAGACAGAAGATGGTAAAGAACTCTCTACTCTTCTAGAAGTTTCTGGACTTTCAGATCTCAACTACTACATTCCTATTCACAAACAAGTATCGGCAACTATATGGCAATGTGTCATCTATAAGTTTGAAACAGTCGAAGGACATACAGTTCAGTTTGAAGTAATAAACAATGTGTTTACCTCTATGGTGATAATGGGTAGGGTACCTGAGCAAGTTATTCACAGCGCCGTGTCCTATTCATCTGCATAGTCTGCTTCCTCTCCTTCATTTTCCCTAATCATGTTTGCTAGTTCATTTTCACGGTCGTTCTGTAGTGGTGGTGGTTGTGGTAAAACATCAGTTAAAATCTCATTGTTATTCACATCCTCTACTTCAACTTTATAAAGAAGACCTACTGCTTTAATGTCACGTTGTAGACGTTTAGCCTCGGCATCCATGGCCTTTTTCTCATTGATCAATTTGTTCTTTACTTGTTCACGTTGCTTTCTATATTCTACATCAAACTCACTGAGTGTATGTTGAGTAAAGTGTTGGTGAATCAAAAGCTTTTCAATCAAATAGGTATGTAGTCTATCATGTATAGAAAGAGCCTTTAGTGTTTTGGCAATACAATAAGCATAAACATATATGGCATCTACAGGTTTCGCTTTCACATCAACTACAAATTGTGATGAGTTTGCCAGAACAGCATCTTGCATTGCAGTTGTACAAGCATCGATCACATTCTTTTCGTAAAACTCTTTTAGTTTGTTGACATATTGCTTTTTGGCTTTGATAACTTCAAACTTATCATAAGATTCTAGGTGATCAATGCGTGCCAGTGTGTCTTCGCTGAGTTCTACAATGATATGTTGTAATGTCGGTTTCAGCACACCTGTAATATAATTATACAGGAATTGCATGTCTTTGTGCGTGATTGAGACTGGGCCAATCACAAACAAGCTCATACCTAGGTTTGCATTTCCAGCAACAAGAACTGCAACTTCTGAAGAGAGAGTATGAAATGGCTTCCCATCTCCATACTTTTCCCACTTGTCAACAAAAGATTCCGTCCGCCTTTGTCTTGGTACAAAAGGTGGGCGAATATATGCTTGGGGAATGCTTGGGGAATTAAACGTCAAGTGTTCTTTTGGTTGGAATGGAGTATAAATGGAAATAGACCGAGTTAGATTCTGTTTTGTCAGGGTCAACTCTTTTTCGGTCTTGTCAATCATTGAGTACCTTTCTAGCTGCTTTTCAGCTGGCGGATTAGGGGCGTCTATTGGTTTGAATGTTTTCCATAGAAAGTAGCGTTCCAGGATAATGTGGTTTTCTTTTTGTACAGCAGTCTTGTTACCTTCAAGTACCTTTTTGGTAGAATCATACAAATGCTTCCAGGACGGCTTATCACGGAATCGTTTGTAGATTTTATACACATTGTTCACATCTAATACCTGTTCTTCTGTACTAGCTTCAGTATTAACAAAGTTTACAATATGTTCTATGACCAGTACTTCAGTATTACGATCTATAACCATAGGTATTGGAAGAGATGTGGTTCGGTTTGGAAAGGATACTAGAATAGCAAGTGTAATAAGGGCTACTACTGCATAGCGGACATCACCTATACCTTTGTTTTGCAAGTTGATAAGGAGTTGTTGCTGAGTTTCACGTATCTTGGCTTCTAGTTTATCCTTGCTGATTTTCTTACCCTTGGCAGCTACTGCCTTCATGAGTTCCTCGCGGACGTGTTGAAGTTCATTAGCATCAACATCTGCATCCAATATATGTTGTCGCGAATGATCTATGATACGCATAAGCATCTGGTCATTTAGATTTAGCTTGATTGTGGGTTCTTTTTGAAGCGTGCGAAGTATATCGCCAACACGAGAGTCAACAAGAGACACCAAGATATCTTCATCGTTAACTTCTTCTTCAACAGCAGTCAATTGAACGCCAAACTCAAGATTATTAAACATTTTGTCAAGGTCATCTTCATCTTCGCTATCGTATTGATACTCTTTATGACTTAGCTCTGATTGGAAAATGTCTAATGGATAATCACGGGAATATTTAAATACAGTCTGGTCATTGCTTAGTTTAGGCACACTGCAATCACAACCATACTTTGGTACTATCACGTGGCGCTCAGAATCATATGTAAAACCCGGGAATAGTTCTTCGGCAATAATTGGTGTACGTACACTGATTTGATAGTCTTCTATAACGTAGAACTGGCGTGTAGCTGGATTAAAAACACAAGAGTTTGAGTTGGGACTTTGAATAGCCTCCCATAAACTCTTGTATGTAGGCTGTGGTAGATTCTTCTCAATTTGTTCAATATGTTTCTTAAGATTTTGGATATCATCTGTTGTAATAGATTGAGGCAGCCGAAGAGAAACATTTGGTTTAGGTTCAGCAATATCAGTAAAATACGTTGCAAACAGCCGTTGTGAAAAATCATTATAGTTCTTCAAGAGATAGTACATGCGCTCGACATCACTCTCACCTGGTATACTCCTTAAGAACTCAGTGTTAGTTGAAGGTTTATGTGCTATAGGCCTAGTACTTATCGATGGCTCACGTAGAGATTCAAGAGCATTGATGTTTTGAGAAATAAGGTCTTGTACATATGCTGCATCTAGAGTCTCAAATGCTTTTTCGAATTCATGTACACTATACAAGTCTCTTGACTTTGCGCTATAAGCAATGTACTCTCTGGTAGTTGGGATCAAGTATCTTATAGGTACAGGTTTATAGGTATCATCTTCAAAATAGTATACTATAGATGGTGTCTTAAGTATATTTGCCTTGGCATACATCTTGGATGTTACAGAAGGATGTAGTGCACTCTTGTTTCGTAGTATATGGAATATACTACCTCTGTTAAAGTTCCATTCCGTCCCATCATTAGATGTAATCACTAGTTTTGCTACAGTTGCTTCTACAATTGTACCTTGAATCTTGTTACCAATATTTGGAACAATCACTACTTTGTTACCGACTGTCAAGGATTTGATATATGTAAAATATTCTGCAAGGTTAAACTTACTATAGTCCAATTGTATTGTTTTAGCATATAACTTGGATGTCCTAGTTGGAGTTACACCAAAACTGTTTGGTTTGTTTCGCCAATAGAGCCACTTTTGATCATTTATAGTTACTATCTCCAACAGCTTGTCTGTTGATGTAACAACTTTTCCGGGAATGGCATCAACACTAAGATTTGGAACAATAAACACATTATCATCTGTCTTCAAACCTCTAATGTATTCTTTGTACTTGACATGATTGTGTTCATTATTATTCATACGCACACCATAAAACCTTACGCCTTCCCCTTTCAAAACACGCATAGGTGTTGATCTGTCAGTGTCATTATCCCTCCAAACAATTTCGGCTTGAGTGTCTTCATTAATAGGATATCCTGTTGATTCAAAGGGAGTCCATAGATCAGGGGATGGGTTGTGATACCGCTTTGAAAAGTCTTTCAAGTAATCAACAAGACTCTTCTTCTCATAGTTGGTAATGTCATAAACTATTTCAAGCTTTGGTAGCTGGTTCTCATCATAAATAAAGCGTTTGTTCTTAATTAATGGATGAACTCCAGAGGGAAAAAAAGCCAATTGTTTGGTGAAAGCATTTGCATTTTCAAGTTGTGCAGCAACATGTTTTATTGTGACATCTTCATCTTTATAATACTTTCGCTTAATACCACTAAACAGCCCTAACACATCAAGAGTATCAAAAACATATACATCGCTATCAAAGACTTCTATGATTTCTTCAACACTTTCATCTGGCAAAATTACCCAATCAAGCATGATTCACACTATCTTTTAATTACACTATTGATTAGACTGCTGCAGGTTCATCCTCACCAGATTCCTTTACTGCCACTTTCTTTTTGCGTGCAGGTGCCTTGGGCTTGGGAGCAGGAGGTTCATCTGCGGCTTCCTCATTAACTGCCACTGTCTTTTTGCGGGCAGGTGCCTTGGGCTTTGGTGCAGGAGTAGGAGGTTCATCTGCGGCTTCCTCATCAACTGCCACTGTTTTTTTGCGGGCAGGTGCCTTGGGCTTGGGAGCAGGAGCAGGAGGTTCATCTGCGGCTTCCTCATCAACTGCTGCTTTCTTCTTACGAGCAGGTGCCCTGGGCTTTGGTGCAGGAGTAGGAGCAGGAGGTTCATCAGCGGCTTCCTCGTCAACTGCTGGCTTCTTCTTACGGGCAGGTGCCTTGGGCTTCTGGTTTGGTGGTTGTGTAGGAGTCAACAACATGTGAACCTCATGTGACCTATGCATATCTGCGGTAAATGCCTCCCAATCCTTACGGATACCTTCAATAAAGGATTTGAAGATTTGGAAAGTGTTCTCGAGGAATGACTCTAGCTCAATTCCTGTCTTGACTTTCATCTTCATGATCATGATCTTTTCCAAAGGATGTGGTACATTGTATCCCACGTAGGTAACTTCTCCACTCTGTCGGACATGTTCTCGAAAGAAGAGAGTCTGTAGTAGATTACCAATAGTATGTTCTGCATCTGGAAATGTTAGCAGGTAAAAGTCATCTCCTGTTTTCTCAATAGTAGGCTGAAGGCTTCCAAGTTTCTCTTCCAACCAATGAAAAGCCGATGTTACAAGGTCTATAGGATCAGAACCATTTTCTACCTCAATTTGAAAGTCATATAGTGTTGGCTCGCCATATTGGTTTGTATGGAAATACCTATGCCTATCTAGTGTGTTAAACACTTTCTTGTAATTCTCCTGGCGTTCCTCATCAGTCCCGATCTCCTTTAGCTTCGCATCAAGTGCTGCTTGTGCCTTTGCCTCGTCAACTACAAATGTGTAGCTGCAAACACTGACGGGAGACCAGCATGCATTTTGATATCCATAACCTTTCCTTGTCTTAAAGGTGACGTGCAATTCCTCTCGTGGCTTTAGCTTTGTGATAATAATTGGATCTCCCGTAACTGGATCAAGTGGAAAGATTGTCCTTGTAGATGACTCTGGGAGCTCAGAGTAAACCTCGGGAGAATTTTCTACAGAGCATTTGATATGATCGGTAGTTACAACAATAGTCTCCTGTGTACTGTTTGTCACGTTGATTTCAAACCTATAAGTTGTGGTATCATTAACCCTTAAATGCAGGGGTATCATGCTAATGCGATGCCCCAGGATTTCATTATGTAGGGTTGTGGTATTCTTGTGAAATGTCACGTCATTAGCATCTTTGTTATATGGATCAAAGCCAACTGCCAGAGTTGGCAAGTAAGACATGATGACTCTGCGGACTGCATTCACAACTCCCACGTCAAGACTCCTAAGGCGAAACGTTGATCTGTTGAGGACACTATGTCTCTGAAAATTTTCAAAGTAAGTGCTGGTCATGTTGAGTTCCTATAATAAATCTGTTGGTTTCTGTCCTTAAGTTAGTTCCATTTCAATTTTTAAGGGCGTGTGTGTATATGTGATATTGGTATTGGAAAGAGAGTCAACCAATCCTTTAGTTTGCATTTCGTGCAATCGCCTTCAACACTCGTCCAGATGTAAGCAACTCGAGAGGAATTGTCTGCTTAGGCCTCTCAATTCCTAACCGCTTCTGCAATCGCCGCTTATGCATCCGGCAAAGTGGGTCACTATCTGCTGACAACTTGAGCATCCACCATGCATGTCCATCATCGTACTCTCCATCGAAGAAGCGTTCATTGTGCTCCTTGCGCAACTTGAACTCCTTCACTTCGGTAGGGGCAGACTTGTAGGCCTTGTAGGATGCCTTGTAGGATGCCTTGGAGAAATTGGGCGCCATATGAGCAACAGTGAGTGTATGGTTGTATTGTGTGTGGGGCGTCGGTCTGGTCAAGGCCTTAAATACGCCGGGAATGCAACCAAATCAGGTAAATTACTGTAAATCAAGTAAGTGACTTGGTTGCCACTCCTGCGTTTGATCCCACATAGGAATGATTGTTTAGAGAGTAGTGACATGAATAAGCCCTTGTTGTTTTACAGTAACACATGCAATCATTCCAAAACACTCATTGATAGGGTTAAGAAGCTCAATATCATGAACATGTTTCTGATGATATGCATCGATACTTACATACATATGTTGCCTCCTTTTGTAGATCGCGTACCACTCATCTATGATAATAATCAGGTATACACAGATGATGACATGGAACAGTACATTAATCGCCTAGCACCCAAACAGATTGAAAGCTTCAATGAATCAATCACAAGCTGTAGCAGTTGGATGGCTCTAGATGATGCTGGAGATAACTGTATTTCGACCAATAGCTACGTTAGTATAAATGACTTTGGATTGTTAGAAGCACAAACTGTCCCTGTCGATGACGATACATCATCAACAAAAAGAAAGCGCTGGGATCCAGCAATGCTTGAAAAGTACATGGCCAATCGAGCTGATGACTCCCGACAGTATGCTACTCAAGCAGACATATCTAAAATGACATAAGGAAATAGCGGTAGTAATATACATTATGAGCAATTCATTGTATCGTCTTTTTAATGAGAAGATTTCAGAGTGGATTGAAGATTTGATCAACGTCTTCCCAAATGAATCCTATTTTCCCCTATACAAGACACTCTTTAACAATACCGTTTGGCTAAACAACACTTTGGCTAACAAATGGTTCAAATACTACATGACCCCAGACTATCGACAGCAGATCCTTAACCGCAACGAGGAGTTCTTCCTGCAACAATCATACGATAACATGGCAGAGCAAAATGGTGCTGACCTGAACTTTATTAATAAACTTAAAGAGTTGTGGCATTTACTCTCTTCTGAGGACAAAGAGATGATGTGGCGATACATTCAATGTCTCATGGTTATTGATGGTAAAATTCCAGAGTGAAATCAAAAGACACTTAAGGCAAAACATGCCCTTTATTTTTAGCCATATGACAGATAAGATTGTCTATGTTTACAATAAGTATCTTTTTGAGCTTATTGATACCCTCCCCGAAGACATTGTATGCAAGGCAGCATGCAAAGTAAAGAATCTACAATCTACCAAGTACATTACTTCCTTTAGTACACAACTAGTACCGGAGATCCGTAAGGTTATATCGGAAACTGTACCTGAAAAGGTTTGCAGTAGTCTAAGTAATAATGTGAGGCTGCTCGCTGAACTGACTATTGGTGATATTGGCAACGCAGTGGCAGATCCGAAAGTAGCCGCATATTACTTGTACATTCTTGTCCTTTACAGTGATCTGTACAACATGACAGATGTAGAAGACAGAGACGCTCTATTTGATACCTACACCAAGGCAATTAGTACAATCCAAAAGGAAGAGCCCCTGGATCTGGAGGGTATTTATGACTCCAACATCAAGAAACTACTTAAGCAAATTGAGGTGGTTAGCTCAAGTCTAGATCAGTCAAATGCACAAACTGAGGATAGCAACCCTGGTTTTGACCCGACAGAGATGCTACAAAACACAAAGATTGGTGCACTAGCTCAGGAAATCGCCAAAGAAGTCGATATCAGTAACATTAATGTGGATAAACCGGAAGAGCTTCTCAATCCTGCAAATCTATTCAGTGGTAATAGTCCACTTGGCGATATCATTGGAAAGGTAGGGAGCAAAATTCATGACAAGATTAGTAAAGGAGAACTACGTCATGATGAGCTAATGACAGAAGCATTTAGTATGCTAAAAATGTTTAACGGCGCTGGAGGAGGGGGGATGAACCCAATGATGAGCGACCTTATGAAGAACATGGCTGCAGGAAAGACAAAAGTCAATACATCTGCACTTAATAAGATGGCCACACGTGATCGTCTACGAACAAAGCTAGAAGATCGGAAAAGTCTAAAGTGAGACTTGTGATTGGGCGTATCATGGATTTCAAAAAGTTTACTACTTGTAATGCAGTGCAATGTCAGAAAAGATATGGTATAAAGACCTAGTAGGATATGTGTTAAACATAAACAATGTCACTCATTTTATTCCAACACCAAATAGCTCTTTAGAAGCTCAATTAAATGATGCTTTTAGATTTAGCATATATTTTGGCGTTATCGTATCTATCCTTAAAAATGATATTCGTGCTCTTTTCTTTCCGATTGTAATCGGGTTTCTTACGTGGGTAATCTACAGTTATGATGAGAGTACTAAAAAACAAAAGCACCAGCTTTTGGAAAAACTTAATGTGGAAGAGAACCCGCGGCGTCCTGGAGAGGTTTGTTACAAACCCACATCTCAGAATCCTTTCATGAATGTGCTCATATCCGATTATAAGGAGTTTCCTAATCGTCCGCCAGCTTGCAATCTCTATACAGGAAATGTAAGGAAAGAAGTGAAAAAACTAACTACCATGCCTCAGAATGTTGACAATGTATTTGGCAGGCAACCTATTGACTTGATCTTTAACACAAACCCTGTTACGACTATTCCAAATAACCAAGGCGAGTTTGCGGACTGGCTTTATCGCCGGCCTAGTGTCAAGGAACAGGGAGTGCTCAATATGTCTTGGCGATAAACACGGTATATAAATAGAAATGCATAGGCACATACATGTACTTACCAAAACAAGCAAATCCTTGATCTTTGTTGAGCGGATTCCAAAACATTATCATATTCCAATCCATCAACATAAAAACAAAGAGTCATTTCATATATGCAAAGGAAAAGGTCACTTTTACACAAACGGTGAACTAGTCCTAGTACAAAAAGGCATGAAAATAGACATAAGTCCTGGTATTGATCATGGTATTTTTACGAAAGATGAACCATTAGAGTGTTTTGTTGTCATAGAAGGTGATGATTCCGATGAGATTATGAACATTTACTTTGATCTCATGAAAGGTACGTAGCTGGGGTGCCAAACCGGCGCGGCTTAGGTGGCTCCGGTTTTATGATTTTTGTAACAATTAAGAGTGGTGTAATTGTCACAACTGTAATCTCTTCTTTTTCTACTGTGACTGGGCGCAGGTCAGGTGAATATAATGGATTATAATGTGTTTTTGGATACTTTAGGGTCTTATCAACATCTAATATGTTTCCCATTTTTCCATCTTATCTTGAGCTTTTCAGAGCTGTTCAAGTTGTTTTCAAATTTTGAAATCTAGCGGATTACGGCAAGCAGTGATGCAAAATTCTCGTGCAACAGTGTAGATACGTATTACTTCATATGGCTACACGTACATGCCCTCCTGGAAACCAACATTACTTTGATTCAGGTAACAGACTATCACAAGATACTTGTGCGCTTGCTGTGAAAGACATTGCCAACACTAGCATCGCTGATTACTACACAACCAACCTGGGATTAAACTGCCAGCAACAAGAGCAGGCTCGCTGCCTGGCAAACCAGTATCCTAGTATGGTTTTCAACTTTGGATATGGTGTGGATTGCAAAGTCATTGATAATGAGTCCGAACTGAAGCTATCACAACAGCTTCGCGGCCCAGAGAACCAGCAGCTCTGCACACGGCTCTTTACTGCTGTCCCTGATGTAGGCCGTGCCGGTCTCATTCCGGATACTGAGAGTATGCTTAAGAATGGCATTGATACCACTGCCCTAAAAGATTGCCATAAGAGTGCTGAAGTTAGTTGGCGGGCGCCTTATGATCTAAATGCATGCACACAGGACTACATTGGTCGTGCTGCTTACGTACCTGATGCCCCTATCATTGGCGTGCCCTCGAAAGAAGTTTATCTTGCTCAGCGCAAAGCCCAACTATGCAAACGCTAGGCTGGCTAGTTGCCAAACCCGAATAAATCTTATGAAATAATAACACCCATCTATAGATTAAAGATGAGTTTCACTCGTATGGTTTATGACTCTTGTGCATATAACAACGAACTTGCGCAAAGTGTTGCCCCTGGACATTGGATCATGGATCCTGTGCGGTACTATCACCCTGAAAAGTGTTTTAATCAACTAGGTATTGTTGGTGGAACTGCAGTGAGTCACATCAATGGCAACCTAGTTGACCTTGAAAATGATCTGCGTGGTCAGACACGCCCTAACACCCATTGCCCCAATTACAAGTATCTACCTGGTCAGACTCAAGGTCACGAATACATTAAACCAGTTGTACATCCCAACATTGACACCAGTATGAAGCACCTACCTGCTTGCCAAATGTTTGGCTATGAAGCCGTGCCCTCAGCTCCTTATGCGGGCGCTTTTAGCTGCCAATCCTAAATATGTTTAGATGTAATAGATCAGACAGAGATGAGTTTTTCAAGGTTGAACCATGATGACTGTACATATCAACATAATCTGCGCCAAAGTGTGGGTGTGGGTGATTATAGGCTAAAAACGCCAGCTGTTGATTGTCAACCCTGTTTCAATACCTCACTTCCTACTGGATCTACTAGTTCCACATGTGACCAACGTGTAGATATTCATAGTGAGCTACTTGGTATCACACGTCGTGCCACAAACTGCCCAGTCAAAAAGTTTATTCCTGGCACCTATGAACCCAACTGCACAATCAAGCATCTACCAGACTGCCGCACACTCCCTAACGAAGACACTCGCATCTCAAACCCTCCTTGCACACTCCGTGGTACTGGTTGGAACCGTTGGGAATGGCTCTGCAAAGATCCTCAAGAAAATGTCATGGTACCCTTTGACTATAACATCAACTATCGTTTGATTGTCAAAGACAACCATCGCCCTTGTGTACCAACTCCTCTAAACCCGCTACCCTCCCTCCCCCCAGGACATTGCGAGGTAACTGCAGAGCAAACTGGCGGGATGGTACCTAGCTGCGGAGAACAATCCATGGATATTCCTAGTGTTCATTGGCGCAACTGCAGTACCTATGCCGCATACTTGTAAATGTTGAATCGTAAAAAAATGAAATAAATTATACAGATTCCTCAAACAAGAAGCAAAGTAAAATGGTCAATGAGTTCTATCCACTTCCTTGGCTTGAAGGCGCGAATGTCTATTACGTGCAAGAAGACAATAAGATTGGAACATATTTGGAAGTGGTTGGGCAACACATAAGAGAATATAATGTACATCATCGTGTACTAAGTGAATTACATAAGCAATGTGCTAATGATAATAAAAAAATCAGTCATTATCTAGGCCTAGCAGCTGCTTACAAAGTTAAATTGTCGTGTGTTGAAGATGAAATGAACAAGTTGTTACACTCTGACAAGTCAATTTTGCAACACCCCAAAATAAAGGGCTCTTTAAGTAATGTACCCTTTGGACATAAGGAAACAAGCTTTGAAGATATACTCAAAAGTCCAAAGTTTGAGAAAGACTTC